TAAAGCAAGATAGGAGTAACCACTTAAGGCTATAAACCCATCACAATTAACTGTCCAAGATGTAATGTCATTTTTAAACTCTCTAAACCAAGCTGATGTTTGAGAGGTTACTTCTACTTGTTCAGTAGATGCCTCAAATGAGCAACTTGTAGAAGCTCCCATTGGAGTCCCTAGTGGTATAGTTGTAGTTACTTGAGCTACATTACTAGATTGAGTATAAAGCGTAATTTGGTTAGTAGTTGTACCTGCGTAAATAACCTTAATTAGAAGCCTATCTGTGGCACTTATAGTCGTTTGAGTAACTGTCATTGCCGTAGAATATAAGGTCTTTGGTAGGGCTGTAAGAGTCGTTGCTGCCGATGTGAACAACAAGGTAGCTACACTACCATTATATTTATATAGTTGATACTGAACTTGAGCACCTGCAAAGGCAGTAGCAATAGAATAATAAGCACTAAAAGTCCAAGTACCTGCTGGTATGGTAGTAACACCAGGATCAAGTGCATCCGTAATAAACGAAGCTATTGTACCTGCTCCTGTTTTAGTAAAGTCAACTGAAGTACCTGCTACTTGGCTTCTGCTTAATTCCTTACACACAATACTATCAAAAGTTCCTTGTGCAGTACCTCCATTAAAGTAATAGATAGCGTTGCTATCATATTCATATAAGACTATATTCGTTCCGTTAATTACTGATGCCATATTTAAAAGTTATTTAAGAGCCTAAGTATTTTATTGTTTCTACTGATGCGTTATCGGTATTTGTAATTTCTAATAATTGTAATGATGTTGTTCTATCTCCATAACTATCTACAGTTAATCTATTAGCTATAAATACCTTATCGTTATAGCTTAAATTATTAGCAGTTAAAACAGGATTAGTAGAATCAGCTACATGATACTTTTTATTCAAATATATAGTACTATTAGAAGATTCAGATATACCTAAATCACCTTCTACTGTAGCAAGGTTTTTATTAAATATATTTGAATATTGTCTACATATTAATTGTGTTAAATTACTATATGTCCCAGCCTTGCCATATCTATACCAATTCTGCAACTTAACTAATGAGTTATTAAAAAGTGAACCAATGGTATTAGGTACTGTTAAATCAGGATAATTAGCACCATAAGGTATTTCTATTTCTTTTAATAATGCTTCATTTGTACCTAATTTTCTTTCTACTTCAAGTGCATTATATTGAGCATTTGATTGTGTTAAAGATAAATTATTGAATCTAAATAAACTAGAAGCAGAGCTTACTACAAAACCTATACTTATATATCCTATAGCTACATCAACATTGTTAAGAGTGTTTTTGCCTAATGGTATATCAAGTGAATACGATTGCGTTGGCCTTCTATCTGTCACACCTCCTATAGGCGGATTTGATGGTGGCAATAAAATGTATGTATTTATATCATTTGACCAATTGCCATTTGAATCTAAAATATATGCATTTGAGCCAACAAATAATCTTACAAGTAAATAACAAAGTCCTGTAACACCAAATCCCAATGTAGAATATAGGGTATATGTAAAAGATAATGTCGCATTGCTATTCCCCATTTTAGGCAAATAGCCAAGAGCTCCTATTTCGCCTGTTGTTTTAAAAGTGGCTACACCTGTTCCTGATTGTTGTATTCTGACATCATTAAACTCATCATCTGGGTATTGATAAACAGTTAAAGAACCTGTACCTGCTAATCCAGCAGTAAATCCAACTGGAGCAGTAGTAGAGTTTATGTATTGCTTAAAATCACCATCGTTTATATAGTTTTTAGCAAAACCATATGGAGATTTTACTTTAACTCTAGAATATCCTTTTTTTGCTATTTTGGTTTGGCTATTATTAATAAAGTGCACATTGCCTTGGCTATAAGGTTGAATAGAAATGCCAGATGTAAGCGTACCTGATTCTGTTAAATAAACAACAGTATACAACAAGTATTTTGTATAATAATTTGTTGTACCAGCCATTTCGTTTATAGACATAATCCACCAATTACCCTCATATTGGAATAATCTACAGCCAAAAGATTTAACAATATTATCTACTATTGTAAAGTAATCTAATCCTACAAAATCTCTTCTAAACTGATATGTTTGCACAAATGGTTCGTTATTTGTAGAAGTTGCTCTGTCAAGCATTCCTTCTGCAAAATAAGAGCAGCAAGAGTATAGGTAAGTGTCAGAATTATAACCAATACTATATAATGCGGTATTTAATACGCTTAATAGGTTTGTTGTTTCGTTTATATTACCTTCTGATCCAGTATATATAGTATATTTTAAATAAGATAACGCATCTACGCATACAAAATTAACCTCTTGATTACCTGTTGTAAATGGTAGATTTATGTAATCATTAAATAAAAATCCCTTCCATTTTATATTTGTACTTGCTCCTACAACATTTACCAACTCTACATAATATTTTCTATCATCTGCATTTAGTAAATCAGGAAAATTATCATAATCATCCTGAGTTGATATTAAAAAAGAAACATTTAATTGAGATGATATGATTCCACCTAAAGGATCTTCTTCATTAGAATTAGGTTGTAATAATATATTTGTAGGCTGATATGTTTTAACAGTAGCTACTACTGGGTCTTTTTCGTAAATATTTACAACTAATGTTGAACCATTACGAAGTACTTGAGTTAATGTATATCTTAATCCGTATGCCATTATGCTAAACTAATATTTTGTCCTTTAAGATTTGATGCCTTTTGTGCCCTATTTACCGACAAAAGTAAGTCTTGTCCTCTTAACATGAATGTTCCACCTCCTCCACCACTAATCATGTCTTTTAGTTTGTCTAAAGGAGCAACTACTTCTGGGTTGTTTTGTGCTCCTGGGTATTCACCCATTAAGCCATATGTAGGCCCACTAATAATACCACCATTAGCAAATCCATCAAACATTGTAAGTGGCTGAGATACTCCGCCTCCTGCACCTGCACCCATTTTAGGTAAACCCATTCCTTGAGAAACAAGCATTTTAAATGTTGAACCTATAGCTGCAAAATCTACTAAGCCAAGTGCAGCCATTAATGCAACTGCAATAGCTGCAGTTACTATTACTTTTGCTAATTGTTTTAACAAGCCTGTAAAAACTGATTCTAATGCCTCGCCTATACTAGCTCCCTTATCAACCATCATATCAAATGCAGGGGCTAATGCAGACATAATTGCCATGCCTAATTGCATTGTTGCCTGTATAGAGTTCTTTATTAATCCATTATTTATATTAATTTGCTGCTTTGCTATTTCACCTGTCTTTTTTACATAATCCTTATAAGACACTAATCCGTATTCATATAATACATCCCAATACCCTTGTTGTTCTTCTAATATAGATAATTGTTGTTCTTTATCTCCAGTAGCAAGATTCATTTTATTTTTATAAAACTCATCAATTATCTTTAGATTATCTTGATAATTTTTTTCTTGATCCTTAGCATTTTTTTCATACTCCTTTGCCTCATCCAAACCAAGTTGACGCTGTATTTCAATTATCTTATCAGCAGTATTTTTTTGAGAATTTTCTATTAATTGATTATATGTATCTCTAATAGTTTGTATATAACCTTTATCCTTTTTTTCTAATTCTGCTTGTTTTACTGCTAAATCTCTTTGCCTTCCCAAAATCTCTTCCTCAAAACTAGCGGACATTAATAAATTATCCTTATAATACTGCTTTTTGGCTTCTAATAATTTAATATTTGGGTCTTCTAATGTCGGTACGCTTGTTTTTGTAGGCTTCGGAGTATCTAAGCCCATAGAAGCTGTTGTGCTTTTAGTATATAATCCTTCTAATCTTGTAAGTAACTTATCGTAAACATTTATTTTAGATTTTATTTTTTCATCTTCTTTATCAATATCTGCATAAACTTTTCTTAATAATTCTGGTATTTTTGCATCTGGTATTCCTGTAGCCCTAGCAGCCGCTATTGCTCTCTTTTTTCTTGCTGTTTTTTCTAAAGCATTAGCATATAGATTTTCTTCTTCAACAAATTTTTCAGCAGCTACTGCATTTATTTTACTTGCAATAGCCGTTGCTTTTGCTCTTTCTATTATAGCGGTTTTTACTCCATTTACAGCAGTTGCAACATCACCATTAAGTATTTTTTCTTTATCTAAATTGCCAAAATAAGAAGGGTATTCATCTTGCAGTTTTTTGACTGCCGATAATCTTTTTTCCATTGAGATTTCATGATTACCTGCAATAGAAACCAATGAGTTTATTTTAGATATCTCTTCACCTGCCGAACCCATAGATGATTTAAGAGTTTCATTATATTGCTTTTGAATATCATTTAAAGCACTTGTGGCATTTTTTGTTTTAAATAAACCAGCATCCCAAGCGGTAAATAAAGCAATAATAGCCGAACCTACTAAATATAATGGCCCTGCCATTCCTGCTATACCTCCCATAAGAGCAGGTAAGTTATTTTGAATACCCCTAAATCCATAAGGTAAATCTTGAATAACTAATGCAAGATTAGTCCATTGTTGATTAGATTTTTTAAGAGAAGCACCTGCCGCAGCACCAGCTTTACCAGCTTTTGTTTGAGCAGTAGATAGCTGATTAAGACCAGCAGCTAAGTTATCTACACTTTTTTTGGTAAACTTTAAATCTAAATTATTATCCTTTAAATATTGGCTAAGCTTCTTTGCTGATGCAGGGACATTCCCTAGATCAAAGTCAAAGACTATCTTAACCATTTGATTATCTGCCATTATATTGTCGGTTTAACGATTTTATATTTTTCTAGAACTTGTTTTAATTCATCTTCTGTCATTACTCTTGGTTTTACAAAGTTACGAGTATCGCAGTCTAATTCAATAAGCTCTTGTGGCTTAACTTTCTTACCTTTTGGTAATTGGATATTAATTAGTAGCGTTGTCTGCCATCTAGTTCTAATCCATTGTTGTTCCTCTTCATGCCTATATCCATACCACACAAAATCTAATTCAGCCATGGTCATCTCCCAAAATAAATGGGGAAGCACTTTGCA